TTATGTATCGCACAAACGGGGAAGTAGGGGCGATTTGGTTTATTAGAGGAATACTCATCACTGGCAAACTTTCTCGAGAAAAAGAAGTGAAGTGGGATTGTAAGATCTGAATCAAATTGAGCGAGTGCGGGATACACTGTAGAGTCATCGTAACCAATATTTCTATTTATAAGAAACCTATTTGCAACCTTTTCAGAAATTTCTAAATAAAGCTCATCATATATAACACCCCAATCATCATGAACCTTCTCAACTTCTATATCATCGACATACAATGTAATACTTTTGAGAATGTGACGACCCAATTGATCTGCATAGTTTCCAACAGTTGGATTTCGAAGACCGGGCATTTTCACACTTAACCACATATTACTCAAAAGGTCCCCCATGTTCTGTGGATTAAACTCAACTTTAATCGTCTGTCCAAAAGGCCAGTTGTCATCTACTTCATCAGGTCTGGGATTGACGATAACACGACTTCTGTGATATTTTCTAAATTCAGAATGTCTTTTATCTTCTTTGTAATTAAAGAATGATTCTTCAGGGTCTTTGGAAAGAAGGTGTGTATCTTGCTTTCCAATAGCCTTTAGGGAAATCTTAGCGGCTTCACCCATATCTATCTACTACTTACATATTTTTAATATCATTTTTCCACATCGTGATATGACTTATCTTCATCATCTTCTCCAAATCCTCGTTCGCCTGTTTCGCCTCATCCATAAGCGCCCTGACGCGCTCGTCTGTATACTCAACAGTCCTGATATTGAGAAGGTAGTCTAATGACCCATCAATCTTCGGGAAGGTTGAGGACATTTCATCCTCCAAGTCTTGCTTCTTCCTCTTGAATACAACGAGTTTACCCTCGATGACCATAGAAACAAACTTTGATTTGTGGCTACACATCTCAGTCTTCTTTTGAAGCACATCGATGAGGTGCGCCTTCCTCTTCTTATAGTGTTCTGTACGGAGTTCCACAAAGTCTTTGAGAATCTCCTCGGGGCTCGCATACTTGTGAATACCCTTCGTTGGGTGAAAGAGATGCATGTTTGATACACGGAAGGTCTTTCTCAACTTGAGATCTTTGAGTAAATCTTTCCCTGCATAGTCCATGATTTCAAAATGAACATCATCTGTGGTAGAGTTATTGGTGTACCCCCCAATCATCTTCTTTTCCACGAGACCGTCGAGGTACTCCTTATAGTCTTGGGTCCATCGTCCAGGTGGTAATTCAGTGACCACAATATTGGTTCCAGACCAATTCCATACACCTTCCATCATCCATGTGTCTTCCTCCTTGTGCACCACCCCCTTGAAACCCCTGAACCAGGGTCGCATAGCGACGATTTCCTCACCACTCAAAATCCGTTTGATGTTCGCCTTGATATCCTCGGGGTTGAAAGGAGGTACATAGCAACTGAAACCTGTACCAATCCCTTCTGTCCCATTCACCAAGACCATAGGGAGTGTTGGCATGTAAAAGTCGGGTTCGATGGAGCGACCATCATCATCCAGGTAGTTGAGAATTGCATCATCCCTGGGATCGAAGAGTTTCCTTGCATCCTTGGTAAGCTTCGTGAAGATGTACCTCGTTTGGGACGCATCCTTACCACCCATAAGCCTCGTACCAAATTGACCACAGGGCTCCAAAAGATTGATATTGTTAGACCCTGTGTAATCATTCGCCAACTTTACGATCGTATCCGCCAAAGAAACTTCACCGTGATGATAAGCACTCTTCTCCGCCACAAATGCTGCCAATTGGGCAACCTTCATCTCATCCTTAAGATTCTTCTTGAAGCATGCAAACATAACCTTGCGTTGGGATGGCTTGAGACCATCAGCCATGTGCGCGATGGAACGCTTGAGATCAGCGAGACTGAAGTTCACCAAATCCTTATGCACAAAGTCTGTGATGTCCAACTGCTTCACACTCCCATAGGGTACTTCAAGTTGGTTAGCATCTTTGGCAGTATTCTCAAGAAGCCAAACTTTTCGAGCATCCGCCTTCTTCTTGTCAAAAGCGAGGATGATCGAGGCATCTGTCATCTTATCCATATCAAATCGAACAGTCAAGTCTTGAATCTGTTTGAAGTACTCACGAGCCTCCGCCGATGTAGAAGTACCCAAACCCTTATAGTACTTCACTTTCCACCCTGGCTTCCCATCACCATACCAGGTCCTAAACGCGGAGTCAGTGTAGAAAGACTTGGTCTGTGAAGCCTTCGTCGCCTTGATGATTGGTGTCACCATACTCACCACAAAGTTGAGCTTGAGGAGGCTCGGCCAGAAATAATGAATCATGTTTAGGATAAGACCCTTGATGTGAGACCCATCGTTATCAGCATCTGTCATGATCATTAAGCGTCCATAGCGAAGCTCTGAGAGATCCTTGTAGTCTTTACCCTGTTGGAGACCCAAAATCTTCTTGAGGTCATTGAACTCCTGGTTCGATGTGAGTTGCGACACAGAGACATCCCTCACATTCTTACACTTACCACGGAGAGGGAAGACACCATAGTGGTCTCTACCAACCACCGAGAGACCAGCGACCGCCAAAGTCTTTGCTGAGTCACCCTCTGTTACAATGAGTGTACACTCCTTCGAATGTTTGGTTCCCGCCTTATTAGCATCATCCAACTTTGGGATACCAGTAATAGTAGACTTGCGAGCACCATCAGACTTCTGGAGTTCCTTCATCTCCTTAAACCTGGAGAGTGCCAGGAGTTCATCAGCGATCCCAGTCTTGAGAGCGTTCTTGATAAAACTTTTAGGTGCTTCAAACTTACTCCCAAAATTTGGAGACTTTGAGGTACACTCAGACTTCACCTGACTGGAGAATGTTGGATTCTCTAGGGTTGCCTTAACGAAGATAGTAAAAGTATTCTTGACCTGTTGAGGCTTCAACTTAATCTTCTTCGCCATTTCATCGATGATACCATTGGCGATAAGGTTCGCAGCGTGGTCGACATGGGTTCCACCCTTATTGGTACAGAGTCCATTTACAAATGAAACCTGTTCCATTCCATTTTCAGCGGGTCCGATACATACTGACCATCGATCGGTATTAATAGAGTACACCTCATCAACACCCTCATGCATCTTAGCATATGCTTCAAATGTTTGTTTGGTGAGAACGTCATCATTGAACTTCACTTTACAGTTTTGGGTGGTACAGATATTCGCATCCCAAACCCGTTTTTGGAAGATGCTGTAAATGGTATTGTCCATCTTGGACATCCCGAAACGTTTCCACTCAGGAGTGAAAGTGATGGCGACAGATGACGTAGCAGCTGAATATTTTTTGATTTTTGGGGGATCACAGATAGTCATGTTCTTAGACCACGATTGGGTATATATTTGCTTCGTCTCATGGTCCTTGATGACCACGGAAAAGTCGGTGGAGTAGATGTTCGCCAATTTGGCACCGTACCCGTTGCGACCACCGACGATACGCTTTTGGCTATCATCATAGTTGGTACTGGTGAGGAGGTGTCCAAAGACGAGTTCGGGGTTCCATAGACCCTCTTTCTCATGCATTTTTACAGAAATACCACCGAGAGGACCATTGTTCTCGATGGTGACGGAACCTGTTTCCTTATCGATGGCGACAGAGATGGAACTGACATGCTTGGGGTGGAGAGAGTTGCGGTCAATAGCATTGACCAGGATTTCGTCAAAGATCTTCAAGAGCGCTGGGGAGTACTTGAGGTTCTTCTTGGAGAACTTTTCACCGTTGAGGATCCAGTAAGGTTCTGTACCCAACTCAACTGGACCGACATAGGAGTCAGGTCTCTTGAGAACGTGTTCGATATGGGTGAGTTTTTGAACGCTTTCCATGATTTCTTACTTTAATTACAAATCAAAGCTCTAACTCACTTAGGTTCATTTCATCTAAAATATACAATCGATCACGCCATTTTTTTAGTTTTTTCACAGTACGCTTAAATTCGTCCATCGAATTTGTTTTTCTACCATTTCTCTGCTGCCACCTATCCGTATTTTTGGGTTTGGGCATGTTATCGACGATAAAATCCAAATACTTCAAGAACGCATCCAATCGCTTTCTAAATTCATCGATGTAGTGCTTTTGTTGGTGTGTAATCGTTTTAGGATGATGGGGAATATCAGGTTCTGTCAGAGTACCTATGCAATAAAACACCTGGGTACAGGACACTTTATCCGAGGTCTGTAGATATTCCTGTAGGTGTTTGTTGAATGCATGATCTTCGTGGTAATCATAACTTTGTTGCACTAAACTGTCTAGATTTCCCTGAACACATGTAAATACTGAGTGGTGGGGAAACACCTTTGCGTATTTTGATGATTTACCAAAACTTTTGGATACCATCATGTGACAATAAGCCTCCCATCTTCTCATGTTACACGTTTCACGTCCAAGTTTGAACCAAAACATGTAATCTTCACCGATCATTTTACATCTACACATTGGACACGTCGGTCCCAAATGCTGTGATTTCTGAATCCATGTTGTTATACAGTCTCTGTGATATTTGTGGGTACACGGCAAGGATACGATAAGAGAATCGGAACATTCGAAGCATACACACGCATCGAACGAGTCATCCGTACCCTCCTCTTTTAGATACGGTTCAGTTGAAGGTAAAAGGTATTCGTGAATTTCAGAGACGGGAATCATCATTGGAAATGTTTATTTCTATTCGTCACTTAGGTTGTCTATTATCTGCTTACACTTCTCCCGAAACCGTTTACCGCGACGAACTTCGTCGTAGTCGTGAAGAATGTGAAACTTTGGTGAGTGTGGTAAGAGATACACCCCTTTCTGACTAAAGTGGTCCTTCATGAGTTCATATAACTTGAGGTCTCTCTGATCGACCCACTCTCTCGTAGCCCAGGGTTTCATGGGCATTCGTCTATAGTTTTTACTGAACAGGTTACCCTCAAGATCCCTATTACTTCCTCGGGAATACCAGTCTTCCAGACATCGATTCATGTCCTCTTTGTCGAATGTTTCAAACATATTTTTGTATTAAACTTATAACTATACTATCTAACTTAAGTGTTAGTTCTCTTCATTAATCCTCTGGGTAAGATAACTATGGAAAATACCAGCGAGTCCCAAAGGTCCGTACAAGTAATTAGAGTATGGAAAAGCTGCCGCGATTAGAGCGAGAACATAGAATAAGATCATTGTAATGAACCGCCAACGCGCCATTCTTGAAACTTGTCCCACCCGCTCCACCTGGTGTGACCATCGAGTCCGATTATTGAGGTGAAGGCGGAGCTCTTGAAGAGACGATTCGAGCTCGTCAATATTCTCTTCAAGTTCTTTGATGTATTTTTTCATTCGCTTGTACTTACCGAACATGAACATGGGTACAGCGTATATGATTATAGATGACATACTCTATTAAAAAATAATGTCTATACTTTAATAGAGTATGTACCTCTACCTGATAGCGATAGTATTCGTATTGTTTTTAATGATGCAGAACAAGACCAGGGGTATAAATAAGTCGATCGAGAAAATGATTCGTCAGTCGGCTCGTTATGCTACAGCTGCTCAACAGGATAAGTCCCCAGTGATTGCTCTTCTCCACGCCAACTACGCAGCGGCATACTTCTACGCACTCAAAGATATTGCCACAGAGTCTCAAATCCATAATGCCACTGGGATAGATGTCAAGAAGTTCAAGGAGCATGTAGTCAATGTTCAAGATATGGTCACTAAGAAGACATCTGAGAAATGCCCAGAGTTTGTGGGTCAGGTTGACGTGTACTTGGCAGAAATTGGTGGTGAAGCCTGAAACCTAAGTGCATCAAGAAAATGTGAAAAGTAAGAAACAAAAAATGGAAGTTGTCAGAGATACCATGTGGGAGTGTTGCCTCGCGGATGCGGTCAAGATGTACCGATTCAGTGAGCCAAATGAAGCGTGCTACCAACTTGCGAATGCAACCTGGATTATGAAAAAGAAGTATCAAGAACATCAAATGAAAAAAGATATGCGAAAGATGATTGTCATCGATAAACCCCCCGATGCTGTGAACGAACAACGGACAGCAAAGAAAATATGCTGTGCGACGACGATGACTGGAAAGCAGTGTGCATTTAAAGCTGTGTGTGGAAATTACTGCAAAAAGCATAGTGTAAAAAATGCTACTCTCGGAGCAAAGGTGGATGTAACTAAGATTAAAATCGCCGACTAATAGAAAGATGATGTTAGACCAAGACACTCTTAGACCTGTAATAATAGCGATGGCACTTTACGTCACTATCACTACCCTCATACCTCGTATTGTTAAGAAGCCAACAGGTGTTCAGGCCGTCGACGACCTTGTCATGACAATCATTTCCCAAAAAGGGTCAATGATGAGTGGAACTATCCTAATTGGTCTTATCATTCTCGCCACCAATTACATTCAAGATGAACTCCTCTAGAATATTATCCCCCCCAACTAGATTTTTAGTGTATTCGTGGTCCATTACACGAACACGATTATCGTACGCATGTCTCATGAACTCCAAGAGTTGGTCGAAGTTTGGCTTACCCCAAGTCATACCCTTTTTGAAGAGGAAATCATCCTGCTCCAACTCTTGAAGTCCACACTCGATTATATAGGGTGTCTTGATATACTCAGGCGCACCACCATAATTCGTAATGATAACCGGTTTATCTCGCATAGCAGCTTCTACAGCACCCATCCCAACTCCCTCCGAGTGTGAGAAGTTCACATAGCAATCACAACGGTCGTGGAGACGATCCATTTCTTCTTCTGAAATCAGGTCATTTATAACCTCAACTCTTGGAAATGGGATTTGTACAGGTTGTTTCGCTGTAGCTTTGATGACTAGACGTGTATTTGGTTCATTTAGACGAACAAATGCTTGAAGTATCTCACGGAACTTCTTTCTAGGGTCCGTAATATTTCCAATGTGGTAGAATGTGTAAGGTCTCTCTTTAGGTGATGGGATGTGTGCGTGAATGATGTAAAAGTCATTATCAGGAAACTGTTTGGAAAGAACGCGTTTACAAAACTCACTCGGGACGGCTACTCTCTTAAACTCTTTCATGATAAGACCATAATCTTCATGAACAGTCTCAGTCTCACAGACAGTCATACAGGACAAGTTCTTCACACGTGTTCTCGCATATTTAACATACTCTAGATGGTTTTGTATAGGAAGTAAGAAAATGAGACCATGTTCACTCTCAGGAAGTTCATTCCCAAATATATAGTAGGACTTCTCAGGAAATAGCATGGCATATTTCTTGGCATGGTTGCCTATACCTGTGTTTAGTTCAGGTCCTATGAATATCATTTGATTTAAAGATAATATTACCTTTATATATAGTAAAATGAATCCCCTCATCAAAGATATCGAAGATGAACTCAAACGTACCCGCCTCGACAAGACCCGTTTATACGGTTTGTTAACCAAGATTATTGAAAACTCTGGTGGTGGTTCTGGACCCGCTGGACCCGCTGGACCCGCTGGACCCGCTGGACCCGCTGGACCCGCTGGACCCACTGGACCTATCGCTACCCCCGTCGTTGCTAAGAAGGAGGCTACACCACCTGTCACGGAGGCTACACCTGCGAAGAAGCTTGTCACCAAGAAGAAGGTTGTTGCATCGGCTTAATTAAATTGGAGAAAACATACCATATTTCACATCTCTATGAGGACATACAACATCCACCATAGAGATCTGTTATTAATTTTACATGACAACCTTTTTACGTAGAACTTTTATTTACCCACCATATAAAACCACCGAGTAACGAAGCTAAAAAGGCTACTAGAAGACCGAATGAAAATTTTTTAGGAGCTTCCTCTGGAGGTTTATCTGGTAACTTTTGAACATTATGATTGAGTGTATCGATTTTCGTAAGGAGTTTCTCGAGTGCTTGAAGGATCTGAAATTCCCGATCCTTCGGTTTTTCCTTAATATTGACAGTAGTAATTTCGAGTACCATATACCATTTAGCATCTGGTTGAAGAGTTACATAATCACCATCATCTTGCTCTTCGAAAATTTTAAAATTTAACTTTTTAATGGATATAGGATTGAAATAATTAGTTTGTCTATTGAAACTTTTCCATTGTTTATCTCGCATGACCGATGATGCATGCGTCATATGCCGTTCCAATGGGACTCTTGCTAAAATTTGACCTTGTCTCTCATCCAATAATTGAGCAACCTTGGGAATTTCTGTGCATACTATATCGACGTATTTAGCTATATTTGTAGTCCCATCTGTGCTACTAGATGGATCTGCCTCTCCTACTTGTGTAACATAAAAATCGACCATTTTGATACCCATGACCCTACTCATATCCTCGACATGTGTATTAGATTTTAAGGTGAGATCAAGTGCGAATGAATTGTTCGTACCATTTACAAATCTTGAGTCGACGATGATATATTGAACCTTTTTAGGTACGTCTTCAAGTGACATTTCTAATGTTATGAAATATTATAATATGGTCCCTGATATTGCACGGAATACTATCTTACTCACGGGTGCCATTGCTATAGGTAGTATTATAGACATCATCAGAGTGTTGAAGTCATATAAAAGGAAGAACCTATAATATTCTAAAGATGCTCTTCACAGCTCTCTACAATACTACACTCTCCATGGGTCCTTATTATCTACAATCAACCTATAAATGGTTCAAGATGGCCTTATGGGATGCCCCAACCCGTGTCATATTGGATGTTCAGCTTGAACAATTAAGGCTTGAACGAAACCTAAGTCGTACAGGACAATGTGAAAATCAAGAAGAATGAAAGAATACCTTTTCCCATTGGTGACGGACGAACTCCGAATTGCATTCTGTCAGGCTACTGGTCCACTTTGCAACGACGTTCAGCGTATTATTTGGGAAGAAGTTGTCCACTGTACTGTACCCATTGAACCACCCCCAACCCCTAAAAAATGCAAAATATTATACACTCGATTGCCGATTTCTTTACCCCGAAACCTGTTTCAATAATTGAAGCTGTGAATGATTGTGGTGAGAAGAGGTACATTGAGATAGCGAGTCCTGTAATTGGTCCGAGACGTGAAAATCTTAATATCCTCTTTACGAAGTGCAAAAGACTACTGTCCTTCATAACGACGCATAACTATGATGATATAGTGCACACCAAAATAACAAAGTTGAGTGCAGATATCCGTGGTGCGATGTATAGGAATGATGATATCACATACCTCTTTGAAGAATATGAAAGTGTAGAGCGGTTATTCTTCAAAAAGACATCTAAGTCATCAATGAACCTAAGTAGCCTTGAACATATGTAATTGTAATGAAATATGGATCTCTTCCACAAACTTATCGAGCTTATTGACAAAAATTCGAGTACGATCCTAGAGGGGGACTACATCGAGTTGTGTGATACTATGAAGCAATTGCGGGACAAAGTGAAACCACCATCCTTTCTTCTTGACCAAAACGACCCTATGACTTTGGGCGACGAAGATGAAGAGGTTATGTACCCAGGTCTTAATGCATATTTACGTGGATTAGACGAAGAGTGGACTGAACACGTTGAACCTGGTGCATATTATCCACCACAAACTGAGACAACGTCTACTGTAGAGGTAAGCCTAAGTGAATAGAAACATTTGTAATTTTAAGTAAATATGGAACAACTCATGAGTCTCATCGATGAAAACTCTGAACGAATACCTGAGGGAGATTATCTGCAAATGTGTCGAATAATGAAAGAAATGTATAAAACTAAGAACACGCTACGCGTTACACCTGATGTCGTGAGTGAAGACTTCATCATGACTTCGGAAGCCCTAAATAAGTGTCACAAGTGGATTATGGCGAGTGAAACACTTCGAGAATCTTTTATTGAACACGAGAAGGATCCCGAGGACAAGGTGAAGTTGGGGATTTACAAACAAATCCGAGAAGCCACCTTCCTTTACTGGCGTGAGCTTAGACATACACACGGCTATGAGGAGCTCATGTGGTTTGTGCATCGTGGTACAAACGCAGAGAGAGATTTTAGATATTATGGCACGAGGGGTCGAGGGTAGCTCACCTAAGTAGAAGCTAAAGTTTGTAATTTTCAAGAAAATAATGGGATCCACCCGAAGCCACCCGCTCCCTCCCGGTATTTTTGTCAAGATGCCTTCACCACCCCTCGCCCGAAGCCAACCAATCTCTGCGTGGTACACCGAGGCAGAAACAATCGACGCGTCTAATGAATTTGACAACTGGACCGAGAAGGATTTCGATGAGGAGATCGACCGACTTAATCAACGTCTCAAAGAACTCGACGATATTAAGAAAGAAGAATACGATTCCGATGACCCAGATGTTCTTAAAATGGTTGAGAATGGTGAGCACATCTGTCACATGTTTGATGGAGAATGTCTTGCATGTGAGATGGATGAGGAGGATTATGATGATGAAGTAAGGGTTTTGACTGAAGAAGAAGTTCAAAATGACCCTGAAATGACAAGAAGTGCTGCAATCCGACACGCAGGTCAGTT